CGCATGGTCGCGTTGACCTTAAGGACGGTCAAGTCCGCGTCCAGGACGCTGATGCCGTCCTGGATGGCGTCCAGGATGGTTTCCAGGAAGATGGCGTTTTCCTTGAGTTTTTCCTGAGTTTTGGCCCTGTCTTCGACCTCCTGACGAAACGAGGCCTGGGCCGCGGCCCGCCCGTCGATCTCCAGCCCCCTGAGTTCCGGGCCGAAGGTCTTGATCTTCAGGCGGCACTTGTCTGCGAAGGTCCTGGCGAGATCGTCGCTGTACCACGCCTCCATGACGCGCTTGTCGTGGCTGCGGACCAGATACCAGGCCGGAAAGGTCTCCGTGACGCACATAGACTTGCCATGTCGCGGAGGGACAGTCAGAATCAACCGATCAAGTCGCCCGGCCTCGACCTCTTCGAGTTCGGAGCAGAGGAGTTCCAGATGGGGAGCGAGACGCCACTTGCCGAAGTGCGAGTACTGGCAGAAGAACCAGAACCTACGCGTCGCCAGCGCCTTCCACGTGTCCTGAAGTCGCTCTCGCGTGGAGTTCCGCGAGGAGGCGCTGCGCCTCGGGGTCTTCGATGAGCCGCTCGATCTGCGGGTCATGGCTCACCTCCACCTTGCCGCCGTGCTCCATGCGCTGCACGTCGCGCCAGATATCAGGGTGTCGATTTTTTAACCAAAAAATGCAAGAGGTCGGGTCTGGGGGCACGTGTTTTTTCGTTATGGTGATTCTGCCTATCCGAGATCCACCTTCTTTGCTTACGTTTAAAACCTTCTGCTCCTCTTCCACCTCATAGCCAAGAGCGCGCTCGTAGAGCTTTCTTTCGACCTTGGCGTCAGCCGAAGCCTTCCCCTCGTTGATGGCGTTTTTTAGCGATTCGTACTGGTTCATCCATCTGATCAAAGTCCGCTTGCTTATGCCGAATGCCGTTGCAATCTCCTCATTAGAGCATCCCTTAATGGCGAGGGACCACCCCCAGTCATCGTGATACTTCTAAATGTTTTTATCGAACGCAGGCATAGCGCTACCTCGATAAATAGTCAGCGGCCCAGTATTCAAGCGCCTGCCAACGGTTCGAGGAATTGAGGCTCTTTTCCCCTATCATCTTTTCCACTGCTCGTTTTATTACCTTCGCCGCCCCCTCCGGGATCTTTGTCTTCCCTATCACGGCCTCCAACGGAACCCACGCCTTCGAGTCTTCGTCGTCGCTCCACGCGTCAGACAGCTGATGCATGTTGTCCTCAAAGATGTCGAATACTATTTTGAGCGCAGTCGCGTTATTTTTTATCCCTTGAGAGGAGCCCGCCGCTTCTATGGAATCCAACCACTTGTCATACTCCGCCATTCTCGCAAGCCACTTCACATCAGCGCCCTTCGCCGACCCTATCGCATCGTCTAGAGTCTTTTGAGCAGCTTCTATCTCGTCCGGGAGGAATACCACGCTTAACGTGAGGAATCTCAGGTTGGCCTCCGCCATTCGCACGCTGTCCACCTGCTGAAGCAATTCCAGCGTTTTATCGTCAAGGCCGCTGTATTTTTTCATCTCGATGTCCAGCACTTGCTCATACAGGATCTTCAACGTCCCAAGGTCGTCGTGCCCCGATATGGCATTGTGCGACAGCTGAATCGCTATCCGCTGATCCTCGGAAAGGTCATCGTCTGTTGCCAAGCATGTAATTTTTTCGATTCCCGCTTCTATGGCGGCTCTCGTTCTATGATTTCCGGAAAGAACCCTGTATCCTCCGTCTTTCTCGCGGCAGCAAAAAGGGGCGGATGTCAATCTTCCGTCCCTTCTGATATTCTCCACCAACCTCGCAAACTCCTCATGCTTCATATACCGGGCGTTCAGCTCAAGTAATCGGAGCTCCCGCGGGTCTATCTCCATCACGTGGACGTCCAACCTCACACACCTCCTCTTTTTGCTCAACCTGCGAGCACTTCTTTTTCCAGAGCGCCAGTCCCTCTTGGAGCGTCCATGCACCCAGGGGGGCCGCGTAGTTCAGCTGGAACCCTGACCCGTAGTAGATTTTCGACATGTCCGTTTCATTCTCATCCACACCGTCAAGCTCCTTTTTTGAGACGAGATCAAAAAGCCCGCGGTACTTCATTGACACGGGCTTCTTTGAAAACGCTGTCGTAATGAGCGTTCTTGCTCTCCTGTTCGAAAGCATCTCCATTATCAGTTTCGACTCTTTGCTCAGCGCCGCGTAGAGCACAAGCTTTGCAAGCCTCTTGTACTTGGATGGGGCGACGGGAAAATCGCTCAAGAGGTAGACGGTCGGCGTGCTTACGTGTTTATCGAAATTTCCCATTGTTGGGGCTACGGATACGGCGAAGGCTCCCACAAGTTTTTTATCTACCACAACCCCCAGTGCCAAAGACTCGCTCGCCGGTTTGATGTGCGGGTTTAGATATTGAGACCGCAAGCCTTGGAATTCTGCCGATTGCAGCTTTACCAAGGAGATTGTTTCTCCAACGTCGTCATTTTGCCCTAACCTCGCTATTGCTGGCGTTGTGGCTTTCTGCGACGGCATGACAATCCTCGACCGGTCGTGGTTCGCATAGACATATAACGGCGTCCCCCTGTTGGTCGTCTGTGCTAATCCTATGAGGTTTTTTTTGAGTTCTGGCATTTCTTTGTTTATTACGAATAGAAAATGCCTGAAACCCATCGCCTCCTCGAAAAGCGCATGAATTTTTTCCTGGTCGATCATTTCGTACTCTGGTGGAGCCCACGCGATTACGTCCTCTATCGCCGCGAACATTTTTTCGTAACCACCCTTGTAAAAAGGGGGGTGACAGATAAACCCCTGACTCTTGTCGAGCCCCTTCACCCATTCGCAAACGTCGCCCCGGCAGAAGCTCGTCAGCATCTTTGGCAACGCAAGCACCAAGTTATACTGCGAGGCGAAGATGGTTTCCCACTGATCCTTATACGCTTGGATCAGTCTTTCGTAATACGCGTTCCTTTTCTTTGACTTCAGCGCATCCGCGAGCTTGGAGAGAATTAACGTTACCGCGATTACGGAAGCGTCGTCGGTTATGTACTTCTCGACAAAGGACATCGGGCCGTCGTACTTTGGGTTAAACCTCGCGCCCAATTCATTCCCCGCAAGGTAATCGCCTATAAGACACGAGTACGCCGTCACGTCGTTTCCGTGCAACCTCGCCTTCGCGTGGTTATGCAACACGCGCTCGACGGTAAAATTACCAGAGCATCCCACGTAAATATCGCTGGCGTTCCAACTGCCAACTATCTCTCCAAGCATCATTTGAACATTGCTCGGGATCGTTCCCTGAAACATCTACAATCCCCACCTTTTTTAGGGTGACAAACGGCATAAAAAAAGAGGGGCCAACGGCCCCTCATCGCTCGGGTTTCCTTAGAACAAAACCCCCTGTTTTGCCTCCGACATCTCCAGCTCCCCGACGCCCTCGCCAGTTTTCTCTTTCCACCAAAGAGAAAAGAGCGTCCTATGGCACCATTCGCCAGGCTTCCGAATATCCTCGTAGCACAGGAGCACAACATTCTTGTCCCCGTCCCTGAGGGATTCCAGCCTTTTCGATATCGCACCTACTCCAATTTTCTCAAGTTGAGCGCGGTATCTCTCTTCATATTCCGCCCTTTCGAGGTCGAGCAGACCGAAAGGCATCAGCTCTTTTACCGCTCCGACGATCTTGTATCCCAGTCGCCACCTAGGAGCGCCGATTGAAATTCTTAAAGGCACATACAGATCGTTGGTAATCTTCTTGTTGCTGTATCTAGACACATACATTCTCTTCGCCCCTTGTCCAGGGCCGATCGTCGACCCTAATATAATAAACGATTCCGATGTGGAATTCATTCCCAACCTTCACGCGTCCGCGCAATACTTGAACACGTCCCGCTCCTCGGATTCCCAGAATCGCTTGCCCCAGAGCACAACCGCCAGCGCCTCCGGAGGAGTCAGCTTCGATAGTTTCTCCACGACCTCCTTCTTCGCCTCGTCGGTCCACCCGAGGAAAAATCCCTCTTCGCCGGGGGCGAGGTAGTCGCGGATCTCCATGGCGAGCGTTCCCGGCAAGATTGTCCAGAGCGGTTCGATGTACCAGGAATTGACCACGCCGACAATGGCTATTTTCTCCTGCTCCGTCAGCCTCGGGAGCGCGTCAACTTCTCCCTGCCGCACCCATTCCGCCGCAGCATCCAACAGCTCCTCCGCCGCGTGTGTCGGGGCGAACCCCGGGAAAGTTTCTACCGTCTCCGCCGTCTTGTCCTGCACTCTGACCGTGTATTTTTTCATGATTGCTCCTCCTCTACTGGATGTATGACCATCGGGCCGTCTTCGTCCGTGTCGATGTTTACGGGAATGGGCGGTAGCCACTTCAGCGAGAAGAGGCGCTTCCCGTCGCGCGGTCCCGTCCAGTACCCGTGCCAGTGCGCCCTTCGCACGTGCGGACGCTTTGGTATACCTACCCCCGGATACTGCGACTCAGACGATTCCCCTTGCTCTTCCTTCGATCGCCCTGCGCGGATGGCGGCGCCGATCCTGTACCCCACCTCCCATGTTGTGGGAGAGACGGCGAATTTTGCAGCCTTGCCCTTTGGTTTCCTGCGCGTAGGCTGCGCGTCATTTTCGCGCCGCCTGACCTCCGAGTTTGCGGAGCAGATGTAGAGCACGAGCGGCATAACGCTTCCCACCTTGTTCATGATTCCCGCGGCGTCCAACGCCATTCGCTCGGACGAATAGGGCAATCCCTGTTTCGACATGTTGAGCTTGACCATCTCCACGGAGCGACGCACGCCCTCGGCGAGCGAATAGTCTCCCAGATGAACGACGGCGGGGATAAGGTCCCCTTCGGGCTCGTGGAAAAGGAATCGCAGCTCCCTCTCCCCGTTGTTCGCGTCCTCCTCCAGGTGGACGAATACCCCGGGGAACCCGAGCGGCCCAGTCTCCAGATAGACGCACCACTCGGGTAGACGAAAGATCACGTCGCAAGGGATGTTCCCTTCCATCGGTGTGGAGATAAGCTCCTGAAACAAAGTTTCGTCGAAACGGTATATTCCACGCCCGATACGCCATGATCCGATTGCCGCGAAGAGTGCGGCCGCCTGCGTGTGCTCCACGGAGACCTGCGACATGTCGCAGCCCCTGGAGACGATCGCGATCCACCCCGCAAGCGGGAGGTAACACCACCTGCTCCAATGTGGCAGCGCTCTTCCCTTCTTGGCTCGCATCCCCTCCGCTTCGCGCCACGCTGCGGGACATGCCGCGTGAAGAGAAAGTTCGATATTTTTCAAATCGCCCATTGACATCACTCCCCCGACGTGCTATTGTTCCTTTATCCTCTGATACCCGTAAGGGCGCAACACGAGAAATACTACCT